GCTAAACGCTGACCACCATCCACCTTAAACCCGAGGATTTGCAGCCATGTAAACGCTCAATCAACCGTACGGCTGCCTCATGTAGCGGACGGCGCAGGTTCACATACGGAGGCGTTAGTGAACTGGATACATGAAAGCCCGGCTTCGACCGGGCTTTTTAATGCCCGCGATTATCCGTCAGCCCTCTCCCACCAGAGCGCTGACGAATAGACGCAACCCACCGAGGAAAACAGCATGAACCAAACTATCCAGCAGAGCCGGGCAATCCTCGCAGGGTTGCGCCAACGGAGAACCACCGAAGTTGCAGTGCTTCAAGCCATGATTGGCATTACCGGCCAGCGCCCTCGCTTCCTCGTGCTCCCGAAGGGCAGCAACGAGTTTCGCGTTGTCGACCGGGTCACCGGCGAGGAGCGCGCCAGCATCGCAGGCCACAGCAGCGCTTGCGAATCAGCACGCCGCCTCGAAGCCAGTGCGCAAACCACCGCGGCGCCACAGCGCGCGGCCAGCACGCTGGCAAGCAAAATGACGCGCTGGGCTTTGACCTTTTCGTTGGTGCTTTGCGCGATTGCGCTCCTCGGGGTGCGCCAATGATCAGCACCAACCTCAGCGCTGTAAAAGAGAACCAACCCAGGTCAGCGAAGCTTGCGGCCGCCATCGCGGCGTTCGAAGCGCGAGGTGGTCACATCGCTGCCGCGCCTGGCTTCTTCGGCACGCCTGTTGCCCCAGGCCGGTCGACTGAGATTGATCCGTCCACCGTCCTAAAGCGCCGCCGCAAGCTTCCGACCACTGCCGAGCGCAGGGTTCTCCGGGAACTCGCGGAGGCGCTATGAGCAAGCGCAAGGCGCACAACATCAAATCCCGCATCGAGCGTTCATGCCGTGCACTGTTGAGCACCAATCATGTCTGCGTCGTCAACATCGATCCTTGCGGGCGCCAGTGGATGTTCAATTGGAAAACCGCACGGGTCATTCGCAGCCGCCAGGTTGTCGACGCCATCTTCGATGTCTCGCATCGCTGGACGATCTACATCAGCTGCATGTGCATCAGGCAGGACGGCAGCGAGTATCTGAAGTCGGTCGAGATTGCGCCGGTGGGCATGTATCTGGCCGCGCAACTCACTGAGGCCATTGAGCACTACTACACCGAGCTGCGCGACAGCTGCAATCCGAAACACCTGGTCGCCTACGGGTGGATCGCCATTCCTGCGGCCGTCTCTCTCGACGAGTCGTTGGCCGCGAAAGTGTTTGCGGCAGCCGGCGCCTGGAATCAGGTGAAAGCAGCGTGAGGCGTTTCATCAAGCCGCCACAACAGCGCAAGCGAGCATCCCAACACAAACTCCCACCCAGCGGCCTGAAGGGCCTTCCGGAGAATCATGCATGTCCACACCAACTGATACCGCCGAGTTCCTCGAGGAGCTCAACGGCGGCGCCTTCGCCAGCCAGATCGGTCACGCCCTCTCAGAAGTAGCCGCCGGCGTTGTTGACCACGGCAAAGCCGGGAAGCTGGTTATCACCTTGGACCTAAGCCAGATCGGCGAAGGCCAGATGGTAAAGATCAAGCACAAGCTCGACTACAAGGTGCCGACCAAGCGCGGCACCCGCAGCGAAAACACCAGCCTCGACACCCCCATGCACGTCGGCACCGGCGGCAAGATCTCGCTGTTTCAGGAGAAGCACGATCAGCTCTTCACCCGTGACGAAGCCCCGATCAAGCCCCGCACCTGATTCACCGCTGCACCTCCCCTCCCCAAGAGACTTTGAAAATGTCCCTGAGCAAAGAAGCAATTCAACTCATCACCGATACCGCGCTTGAAGCGACCGGCAAGCCGCTGGCGACTCTGGTGCCGACGGTGGTACTTCCTGAAAGTGCGCGTGTAATCGATCTGGAGAAATACCATGCGCTGCGCAGTCGTTTTCGCGGGACCTTCTCTACCCATTCGCTGGCAGACTTCAGCGCCTACGTGACCGACCGCGCCACCGCCGCCGCACGCGGCTTCATCAATCAGGAAGACATGAGCTGCGTCCTGCTCTTCAACCTGGGCGACACCGACACGCCGGGCCATGCCGATGACCGCGCAGTGTTGAAGTTGAAGGCATCGGCCGGGTACAGCGCCGTGCAGGCAGTTGCTGGTCAGCGTCTTGCGCAGAAGGACCTGAGCGACTGGATCGAAGACTGGCACCAGTACCTGACGCCGGTTGACGACGCAGGCACAGCCATCCCGATCGCCAAGGCAATTGCGGCGGTTCGCACGATCACCATCAAGGCAACCAGCGAGTCTGAAACGACGGTCGGCGACACCAGCGCCAGCCGCAGTGCCATGGACCAGATCGAAGCGCGGAGCAAAGAAACTCTGCCAGCGGCACTGCAATTTCACATCGTGCCGTTTGAAGGTTTGACTGAACAGCAAGTCACGCTGCGGATTTCGGTGATCACCAGCGGCTCCGTACCAGTGTTGAAATTGCGCTGGGTCGGCGAAGAAGTTCAACGCGAGGAAGTTGCGCAAGAGTTCAAAAGTGTTTTGGAAGAAAAGATTGGGGGAGCGGCTCAGCTCTCACTAGGCAGTTTTGCAGCCTGACGGTAAAAATATGCGCGACCGCTCGTAGCGGTCGCGCATAACAGCCTAGAGCTCAACCTCGTGTTTTTGTAACCGTGGCCTTCTAAATCCCGGGATATTAATTTTGTACTCCTTCGCATCTATCTCAGCTTTGAACAGGACGATTTTCTTAGCGCGCACCATGTTCGCTTTTTTTACCGACTTGTTGAGCAGTTTGAGATTTTTGTCGCTAATGTTGCAACCTGCGATGACACTTACTAGTAGATCCGGCACAAAAGGAAATGCCCCCGCACCGCCTTCGTACTTTATAACTCGTTCCTCTTCTTCGTATTTCCAAACAGAGCTTTTATAAGTAAATATCTTATCGACCTCTTCATCCTCTGTTTCATCCCAGTAGCTGATCTGAGGTCGATCCTGGACGTAAATAACGGGGAATGGCACCAGCCACTTATCAAGAGTTGCGTCTTCGGCAACCGTGAATTCATTTTTTATCTCAAACTCCACCATGAAGCCAGTGTGTTTGTCAGCATAGTGTGACCACATTAAGACGTTCCAGGGGTCTCTAGACAACGAGATAATTCCTACCCCTGCCAAGCTAGCGGTCCTTAACGAATCATCCTTCAGGCCGGAGCTCATTCTATTTATCGCACGAGTGCGGATCGCTAGATTTGCGGCTGGACTCAACTCGGGTCGATGAATCTTTTTAAAAAGGTCGGGCCGTAATGCCCTGGGCTTCGGATGGTCGACATACCGTGGGTTGCAGTCAAACGGGTCGTTGAAACGAGAAGGGGGCGAAAACATGATTAGCGATTGATCAATCATGTCCAGAACCAGCATTTTTTCGTCAAATGACACGTATTTGTACAAATACCGACCCGCCATGTGTCCTCCCTGTGATTTCTTCACGTGATAGTCCAGCAGTTATATATCTCACCACCAACCTATTCGCCACCGTCCATTCGGAGGGAGGCGCCTGCATTCAGCTTTGGCACTTAGCGTCGACTGTTGAGGATGTCTTCCACAGCACCTACACGACTGCTTGCAGACTCCGCCTCAGAATAAGCGTCATCTGCGTAATCCCTAGCTTCCATGGCCAGGTAGATCGCCGTCACCGCAAGGACCAACGTCAAAACGTTCGTCACAACCAGCACTTTCAATAATTTATTCGTGTCCATACCGCCTCCACTTTGAGTCTGCACAAATACCCCACTTCCACAGTTCATGCCATCGGCGAGGATCATAATGAACATCTATAGGCATGCGTTCGCCGCAGTCTGTCCCGCCGATGGCGAAACGATCATGTATCAGCTTGAGATTCGGTCTTCGGTGATGATTCACGTCGAGCACATCAAGACTGCGACCGCGCTCATCAAAACGGGCTGGCACGAAAAAATCGCTGATCACTTGGTTGAACACCTGGGCGGCGATCAGACGATCGTCGCCACACACCAAGGTGTTGAAATTGAAACAGTGAGGCTAAGCGGATGATCCATTACCACGGCACACCGGTCGGAGGTAAGCGCGAGGATGCCGCTAAGTTTTTGGCCGGGCGCCATGCACTGGTGCCCTTCCCCCGCAAAGACGATCTCGGGATTGTCGCAGATGTATGCAAATCGTTCGTTTTCGATAACGGCGCGTTCACCATCTGGAAGAAAGGCGGCGCAGTTGACGTTGAAGGCTACACGCGATGGGTTGAAGACTGGCATCGCCATCCAGGATTCACATGGGCGCTTATTCCTGACGTCATCGACGGTGACGAAGGGGCGAACGACGATCTCGTTCGGCAGTGGCCAGAAGAGTTGCGGGGCGTACCTGTTTGGCACCTTCATGAATCGCTGGATCGTCTGCAAAGACTGGCGCGGTGCTGGAGGACTGTTGCCATCGGCAGTTCCGGTCAGTGGGCCAGCCCAGGCACGGGATCATGGTGGAAACGGATGGGCTCCGCGATGGACGCCGTCTGTGATGATCAAGGGCGACCGGCGTGTCGGCTTCACGGCTTGCGGATGCTTGACCCCGCGATCTTCCAGCATCTGCCGTTCGCCTCGGCTGACTCGACGAACGCTGCCGTTAACGGCGGCAGCATAAGTCGATTCGGGATGTATGCCCCACCAACCGCAGGCCAACGCGCCAACGTAATTGCCGACCGTATCGAAGCGCATAACAGCGCCCCGATTTGGCGGCGAGAAACGCAAGTTGAAATGGCGCTCTGATCACACCACCGCATCCACTGCTACCTCAATGGCCATGACGGCATTTGCCGCCATACGCTTATCAACTGGCGAATGAGCAAGGCTCTCCGCAACCGACTCGGTGAGTGCGGCCAGGTCAACGCCCTGCTTTTGTATCTCACCCATCAAATAAATCAGCGCTACTTCAAGCGCTGCTGACCTGCTCTTGCTCATGACCACCTCCGACGTGAGTCGCAAGCATATGGCATTCCCAACCTTGAATCACGCCACATGGCGAGGATCCTCAATGACAGCTCAAAAGAAAAATCACCCCTTCGATTTCAAAACGCAGTACGGCCTTGGCTTTGATCCGCAGGACGATGAGATCGTCGTGGATTTCTTCTGCGGCGGGGGCGGTGCCGGTACCGGGCTGGAAATGGGCCTGGGTCGAAAGGTCAACGTGGCAAAGAATCACAGCGCCACCGCGATCGGCATGCACACGATCAACCACCCGGGCGCGCGGCACTTCACCACCGATGTGTTCGAAGGCGATCCGGATACAGAGTGCGGCGGCAAGCCGGTTGGCTGGTTCCATATGTCGCCAGAATGCACCCACCATAGCCAGGCGGCCGGCGGCCAACCGCGCAAGCGCGAGATTCGAAATCTGTCGTGGATCGGTTTGAAGTGGGCTGGCAAGAAACGCCCTCGGGTGATCAGCCTGGAAAACGTGAAGCAAATCTTGCAATGGGGCCGCCTCATTGCCAAGCGAGACAAAGCTACCGGCCGGGTCGTCAAGCTTGGTGGTGCGATCGCGGCACCTGGTGAGGTGGTGCCAGTGGGTGAGCAATTCCTGATCCCGGACCCGAAGCAGCGAGGTCGCACATGGCGTCGATTCGTCGCCCTCCTTGAAGCCATGGGCTATGTCGTTGAATGGAAGGTGATCAGAGCTTGCGACTTCGGCGCTCCCACCAGCCGCGAGCGGCTGTTTATGCTCGCCCGTTGCGACGGGCAGCCGATCATCTGGCCGGAGGCTACCCACGCCAAGAAGCCAGCCAAGGGGCAGAAGCCATGGCGCACTGCCGCTGAATGCATCGATTTCAGCGACCTTGGGAAAAGCATATTTGACCGAAAGAAAGACTTGGCACCGGCCACTCTTCGGCGTGTAGCCAAAGGCATGAAGAAGTTCGTCATCGACAATCCGACGCCCTTCATCGTACCTATCGCCAACTGGTCAGGTGAAACCGTGCAGTCAGCCAACGAGCCGCTGCGTACCGTCACCTCCTACCCAAAGGGCGGCGCCTTCTCGGTGGTCAGCCCAATCATTGCGCCAGCAACGCATCAAGGCAGTGACCGGGTAAACGATCCACTTGAGCCGTTGCCGACGGTGACATGCGCTAATCGCGGTGAGCTGACACTGATCAGCCCGACTCTGATCCAGACCGGATACGGGGAGCGCGAAGGTCAGCAACCCCGGGTGCCTGGTATTGATCAACCGCTGGGGACGGTCGTGGCCGGCGGCGTGAAGCACGCGCTGGCTGCGGCGCACTTGGTGAAGTTCCGATTCGACGATGCGGGAAAAGCCTTGGGTGAACCTCTGCCGACCATTACAAGCGGCGGCAACTACCAGCGCCCCGCCGGAGCCGCTCACGCGATGGGCATTTCGACCGTCTTCATGGCACAGATGAACGGAGGCTTCAACGCGACGCATGCCAAGGGCGCCGACGAGCCGATGACCACAGTCACCAACACCGGCAGTCAGCAGCAGCTGGTGGCGGCGAACCTGGTACATCTGCGTGGCAACTGCGACGGGCGCGACGTGGATGACCCTCTGCACACCATCAGCGCGGGCGGCACCCATCACGGTCTGGTGTCGGCCTTCATGGAGCGCCAGTTCGGCGCCAGCGTTGGTCAGGGCCTGGAAGAACCAGCGCCCACAGTGACCGCCGGCGGCGGCGGGAAAAGCTCAGTGGTTTCGCTTTGCCTTTCGCCTGAGCACGAAGAGGGAGCGCTGCGCGTCGCGGCATTCCTCATCAGCTATTACGGCACAGAGAACATGAGCGGCTGCGACAAACCAGTGCCGACGATCACCACCAAAGATCGCCTGGGCTTGGTGACGGTCATGGTGAAGGGCACACCTTATGTGATCGTGGATATCCGCCTGCGAATGCTGCAACCGGCAGAGCTGTACCGGGCTCAAGGGTTCCCGCCCGACTACATCATCACGCACGGCGCCGATGGCAAGCCGTTCACGAAAACCCAACAGGTCCACATGTGCGGCAACAGCGTCAGCCCCCCGCCGATGGCTGCCCTCGCCCACGCGAACGACCCTTGGCGCGCCGCTCAGCGCCAGCCTGTAGCCGCATAAAATCCCAGATGTAGCCTCTAGAGGCTACTTTTCCAATAGTAGCCTTGTGAGGCTACATTGAGGTCAAAATGCCACTGAAGATGGCCCGCGCCAGCGAGCAAGACCTTGCGGTCGCGCAGCAAATTTCAGCGTTTATCGAGTCGCTGGAAAAGTGTCACATGCCTGAAGCGATGGAACTCAACGAAGAGTTCTTCGATATCGACGATCCTGAGCAGTGCCAGGACGTTTTGCGCAAACTGCTGGAAATCAGCGCCGAGGGTTCGCTCTTTCGCGTCACCTTCGGGATGTTGGTGGTACTGGACCCTGCCAACAAGCTCCTCGACCCGGACGCGGACACACTTGACGTGCACCCGGACGTCACAGCTTTGCAAGCAAGCGCGGAGATTGGGGCCAAGAAGCTTCGAAGTGCACAAGTTTGCCACCCCCGCGCGGTCGAGACTTTGGTTGACGAGGCGCGGCAGATCCTCGCGCCCTACCTGCCAGCTGGCTGGCCGGAAGCCGCTATGGGAGCGCCAGCATGAACAACACATCTCTGCGCGTTTATCTGGCCGGGCCGATGACCGGCCTTCCCGAGTTCAACTACCCCGCCTTCAACGCCGAAGCTGCGCGGCTTCGCGCTTTGGGTTACCGGGTCGAAAACCCCGCAGAAAATCCGCTGCCCGCCGAGGCGCCTTGGCATCAGTGCATGCGCGCTGCAATCCGGCAGATGGTTGTCTGCGACGTTGTGGCCACCCTGCCCGGCTGGGACAAATCGCGAGGCGCGCAGCTTGAGGTGTACCTGGCGGACCGCCTTGAAATTCCCAGCGTCGAGGCCGCCAGCCTCACCGAACACCAGGTAACGTTATCGGGGGAGTTAAGGCCATGAACTGGGTTGAATGGACCATCATCATCTGCGGCGTCCTGGGCGCGTGGACATACATTTCGTTCAAGATCGCACTACGCGTTGGCCCGCTCCTCCGCGAACTCACCCGCTAAAATCAACCGACTGTAATTGGATCATTGGCGTCGGGGAGTCATTAAGGTCGCCGCATCGGGATGCTCTAAGTGCAAGTGAAGCGCAGCGTACGATGCATGGTGCAGACGCACGACATCGTGCCACTGAGTCGAGCCCATCCCTGAGATTGCGACCAGTTTCATCATCTGAATCGTGGAAGCGTCGAGCGCCAGCAACAGTTGATGCGACGTGAAACGAAAATCTTCAGCGCTTTGCATGATGACGCCTTTCCGAAAGGCAATCGATGATCGACCACATATATAACCGACTTCGTCATCGCCGCTTAATTCATCCAGTCGGATATATGGCAAATAGCTGCCAGAAGTTCCGGACATCCCTATCCCTATCCCTATTGCCTGCTGCGTATGCGGCGAGGAGCCTTGTCATGATCAAAACAGTCGTGCTGACCGGGAGAGCGGTCGTGAATTTCCGCAAGGTAATCACCGGCATGGATGACGCGGAAGTCGAGGAATTGTTGGCTAGCAACGACTTGCGCGAGGCTCAGATCGACGACGAGGACCTGCGCGATATCGAGTGGATTCACGATGACGTTGAAATGCAGGTGACACCATGACCACCATCAAAGAACGCGGCATCCTGTTTTCGGCGCCGATGGTGCGCGCCCTGCTGGATGGCCGGAAGAACGTTACGCGGCGGGCCGTAAAAGGCACCGCACTCGAATGGCTGGAAGAATTTGACCCCGCCTACGTGGCGAGCTCTGACAACGGGCTCTGCCCTTACGGCAAGCCAGGCGACCGGCTGTGGGTTCGCGAAACGTGGTCTGACGTAAATCTGCATGGCGCGCCGGGCATCGCATACCGCGCGGATGGTGACGTCCGCGATCTCATGGAAGACGAGAGCTTTTTGGATGATGACCGGGCGTTCAATTACAACGATTCGCGCCTCGAGATGTATTCATTCGCTTGCTGGTCGGAAGACCTGATGTCGGGAGTCGAGGGTCGGTGGCGGCCGAGTATCTTCATGCCGCGCTGGGCCAGCCGCATCCTGCTGGAAATCACCGACGTGCGTATCGAGCGTCTGAACAACATCACTACCCAGCAATGCCAAGCTGAGGGCTATCCAGCTGAGCGGGAGGCGGAAGCGCGCGGCAGCGAACTGGATGTGTGGCTCTGGTACCGCGGACTGTGGGAGCAGATCAACGGGCCGGGCAGCTTCGGCACGCAATGGGTTTGGGTCGTCGAATTCAAGCAGGCGACGCGAACAAGTAATCTGACAAATCAGGACTGAGGTGAGCATGGCCAGGGTGATTGCGCAAATTACAGCTCGACTGCCTCGACTGATGGAAGCAGCCGAGTACCGGAAGCTGCGCTACGCTGGCGGGAAACC